TGGGGAAGCAAGGGCAGCAACAAGAAACTGTTGATTATAGCAGTATGACAGTAGATCAACTTAAAGAATTATGCAAGGTAAATAATTTAGAAGGTTATAGTAATTTATCTAAAGATGATTTAATTACATTCATGAAAGAAAACATAAAAAGCATAGCTGCTAGTGAGGTGGTTTTATGAGTTTAACATTTACAGATGACCAATACCAAGCGATGGCTGTAGCTTCTATTAGAGAATATAAGCAATTTCCTTTTGATATAACAGATGTTGATATAACTACTAAATATCCATTAGCAATTCCCTTAATCACCCAAAATATAAAAGATTCCCTATCAATAAACAAGTCAGTATCTCACATGTCACAAGGGACAAGGAGTGTTAATTATAAAAATAATATAGTTATAATTGACGATGCTATAAAACTTTTGATTGGTAGGCCTTATGTTAGGGTATTTGGAGGTACAACATGGGATGGTTCGACACAAAATCAATAGATTTGTACACTTATTCAGATGCTAAAGATCAATATGGAGTAAACAGAAAAGGCTATGCATTAACAACAAGTAACATTGATTGTGATGTGCAGCCTTATTCTAGTGAAAAAGCTAAAATTGAATATGGTTATAACATCAAGACTACTAAAAGAGTATTTTGTGATGCTATAGATGGAATTTCTGAAAGTGCAGTAATTGATTATAGCGATCATTATTATAGTATAGAGAAATTGATTGAATGGGATGATTTTTACGAACTTTTAATTCTTGAAAAATACGATGTTGTCATACTTCAAGGGGGCGGCAGCTAATGAAAAGTTTTGAGGATTTTAGCAAGGAAATGCTTGAAAAGTTCAAGCAAGTTAACAATATCGTTCTTGAAGAAATGGAAGAAAAGGCAACTATGTGTGTTGGAGAGATAATGGCGAGAACTCCAGTTAAAAGTGGAACTTTAAGAAGATCCATGACACACACCGAAGTCAAAAAAGTAGGAAAAATATATTCTGTAAAAGTAGGTAGTAGAATTGAGGTAGCTGATTATGCTGAAGCGGTTGAGGAAGGCCATAAACAAACCCCGGGCCGATACATACCAGCAATAGGCAAGAAATTAGTTCAATCTTTTGTTCCAGGAAGACATATGATAGGTGATAGTATAGAGATCTACCAGAGGGAATTGCAGGATAGTATAAAAAATAGGATTAAAAGTGAGGTGAAATGATGGTACAAGATGTTGATATTTTACATTCGGTTTCAAATGTATTAAACAATGAATTTAATTATGGAAGTTTCATAGAAGAAAATAACAAAGAGGTTTTAATACCTACATTCTTTTTATCATTAAGCCATCTAACCACTGATCCTTATAAATACTGGAATGAAAAGTTAATAAATGTATATATCGAATATACAAATAAAGCTGTTAAAATTGAAGAATCATTGACAATGCAGGACAATTTAGACAACCTTTTCGATATGTACATTGAAGTTGATGATAGAAAATTGATTCTTGATAAAAAGAAATTTATCAGAAATAAAGATTTTATAACAATGGTTCTTACATTGAATTACTTTGATGATAAGACAAGTATTCCATGTGAAGATAAGTCAACAGGCTTAATGGAAAACTTAAATCTAAATATTAATGAAGAATAACTTATTAGATCAGCAATTGAGCTGATCTTTTTTATCTCTTAAAGAAAGGAATGATTACATGGGATTACAAAGTATTTCAGAAATACTAAAAGCATTAGGTAGTACTGCTCAAATAAGAAGTACCAGAGGTGTAGTATGCATCATATTAGATGATCCAACTGTTAAAGGAGTTCATACCTATACTGGTCTAAAAAGTGTTTCTGATTCTTATAGCACAGCTAACATGGCTATTATAACAAGATGTTTTAATAAGTATGGCGTAAACAAGTTGATAGTAGCAACATTTAATTCAGCTGCGACACCAACAGCAGAAACAATTTCAACTGCATTAACAAACTTAACTAATGTAAAATTCAATTATTTAGCATGTCCAACAATTGCGACAAGTGCAGATAATGCAACAGTATTTACATTTATTCAAACTCAAAGAACTGCTAACAGTATGTTTGTAAAAGCGGTTTTAAATGGTCAAGTAGCAGATTTTGAAGGAGTTATAAATTTCATAAATGTATCAGCAACTTTAGATTCTGTTACTTATAGTGGCTATGAGTTTTGCGTTGATGTAGCTTGTAAGTTAGCTATTACCGCTTTAGATAGTTCAATAACAAATGATACTATAAGCGGATTAACAGTAGTTGACAATGTAGGTGCAGATTTAGATGCGCTTGTTGATGCAGGGAATCTATTCTTATTTTATGATTACGATCTTGACGAAATAGTATTTTCTAGAGGTGTAAACAGTAAAACTACACTAGCTACAGGCGAAAAGGCAGAACTTAAAAAGATAAGAATTATTGACACTTTTGATATGGTGAGGGACGATTTACGAACAGCTTGGAAAACAGGCTACCAAGGAAAGATTGATAATTCTTTGGCAAATAAGAGATTATTAGTTTCAGCTTATAATCTTTATTTGAGAACTTTAGTACAACAAGGTGTTTTAAGTGATTCTAATACAAGCTATGTTGAATTAGATGTTGCTGCTACAAGGGCCTATGCACAAAGTTTAAACATTGATACTTCAACTATGACAGATACACAAGTTTTAAATATTGATACTGGAACAAATGTATTTATAACAGGGAAACTTTATCCACTTGATTGTATGGAAGATTTAGCCCTAGTTTTAAATTATAACTAAAGGGGGTATATGTAATGAGTTTTGATGCAAGCCAAATTGCAAGAGGAAAGTTTTATTCGCTATGGGTAGCAGGGACACAATATGCAGAAGTAAAAGCTGCAAGTGCTGAATCTGCTTTAACAACAGAAGATGTTCCTATTGCCGGTGAACTAGGGGATGAAATAGTGGTTACTGGTGGTAAAGGTACAGGAAAGCTTACATTTCATAAAATTATGAATAGCGATTTATTAAAAACAATAAATTCACAAATAGGAAGCGGCTTACCGTTTGTTTTTGATTTAATTTCAGAATTAAATGATCCAAATATAGATGGCGCAGAAAGAGTTTGTATTGATGATTGCCAAATAACTAAATTTAATGTTATTGATGTTGACATAAGTAAATTATTAGAACAGACTTATGAGTTTTCTTATAACATTTCTAAAGTAACATTTGAATAATGAGGAGGATTAATTATGCCAATTACAGCAGAACAATTATTAAAAAATAAAGAAATATTAGAAGAAAAAACAGGGGAAAAAACTTTAAAAGTAAAGATTAAATCTTTGGAGGGAAAGTTTGAAGATCCAATAATAGAAATTAAATCTATTGACATGAAAAGATTTTTTGAATTAAGAGAACAAGGCAAAAATCTATACGAAGTTAATAAAATGGTTTGTTATGAGTGTATAACAGAGCCTAATTTAAAAGATAAAGATTTGTGGGCCACTTTCGGAGTTAAATCAAATCCATATGCACTTGTAGAAAAATTCCTTTCTCCAAGTGAGATTAATTCTGTTTCAGATAAAATCGGTGAGATCTCTGGTATTGAAACAGACAAAACTAAGGTGTTAATCGAAGAAGTAAAAAACGAATAGACCAAGATTTAGATTTGAGAATGATTGCTTACTATTTAGATAGAGGTCATTCTCTCGAATATCTTATGAATCTTGGGTATTACGAAAAAATTATATTTAAAGCTTCCATGTTTAAAAATAAAGTTGAAGATATGGACGAAAAAATAGCATTAAATCCATTTCTAAAGAAAAAGTGAGGCGATAAGATTGCAAAGTGATGATATATTTGGAGGTCAGCTCTCCATTACCGATGCTTTTAGCACGACATTCTCTAAATTTACATCAAGTGTAACAGGAGCTACAAGTAGCTTTAATAGCTTCATTAAAGAGGTAGGAGTTGCTGAAAAAGCAAATAGATTATCTATGAATAATATGCAAAAAGATGTTCAAAGATATGCAGATTTTTATGTGAAAGAGTGGGGATATACCTTGCCCCAAGCATTAAGGAAGGCCAAAAGTGAAGTTGAAAAAGTATCACCGACTACTGGTAATGCTTGGGCTGATGTTTTTGGAAAGATTAAACAAGTAGGAATTGATAGTTTTGACAGTATTAATAATAGAGTTGAAGCTTTTAGTAATTCTACTCTTGGAACTATTGCAAAGTTAACAGCTGGTTTTGCAAGTTTTGAAGGTATAAAAAAAGGTGTAACGACCGGGTTTGAAACTGGAGAAGAATATCAGAACCTAAGATTAGTTTTAGACAATCTTTATGGAAACAGTCAAACTGGTGGAGAAAAATTTAAAATGAGTACTGATTTTGCTTCAAATAGTATATGGCAAGAAAAAGACGTTGTAAGATCATTAGCGATGCTGAAAGGTTCTGGATTAGATGATAGCAAAAATTCACTGACAGAAATGTCCGATTTAGGTTCATATGCAAAGGCAATGGGTGTTGGTGACATAAACACATCCACTCGAGCTTACTCCGAAATGATGATGGGTCGCTGGAATATGATGGCTATGGATTTAAATATAAACAGGGGAGAAGTAGAAAATTTTGCAAAACAAAATAACATGAAATCATTTGATAATAAAAATGGTAAAATAACAGATAAAAATGCATTAGAAACAGCATTTAAAGCCTATATGGACGAACGAGGATTTACTGGTTTGACCGATAAAATGAAAAATACTTTTACTGGTAGAATGAGTACCTTAAAGGACAATATAAATAAATCTTTAGCTGATCTAATTGGAGTTGGAAATGATGGGGCAGTTAAAAGCGGTTCTATATTTAGTAAATTTTGTGATGGAATGACTACATTTACTACTAAAATACAACAATTTTCTAATTCAGATAAATTTGAAAAGTTTTCCAATGAATTAACCAAGTTCGGTGATGCACTATTTAATGGATTTAGTTATTTATTAGACCATCCAGATATCATAACTGATGTTTTAGAGTTTGGTGTTGCTATATGGAGTTTAGGGAAAATAAGTTCTATTATATCTGCTGTTACAACCATCGCTGGAATATTTGGTGAAGGTGGTATTTTTGCGTCATTAGCACCTATATTGTTGCCTATTGCTCCGATTATTTTAGGAATTGCAGGAGGATTTTTTGCACTAAAAGCAATTTTAGGTGACGATTTTATAAGCGAATCAATACAAGGTTGGGGAATGTTTTTTGATTGGTTTGGCGGTAAAGTCGAGGATTTCCTTAAATGGATTGGTATTGATATTGGAGATAGTAAACCAAGTACAACTTCAAACGATAATTATAAATGGTATGGTGGCAAAGATGGTAAAACATTAATGAATGGGCAAACTCAACAATATCCAACTATTCCAAATGCTTTAGCAAGCGGACAAGTTACCCAAAATGAAACAAATAATAATAGCTCAGCAGCTAACAAAACTGAAATAAATATGAATATTGCTAAAGTTGAAAAGACAGCAGATGTTGATGAAATTATGGATCAGGTAACCCAAAGAATGGATAAATATTCTCAAACTAGAAACAAGTTAAATTAAGGAGGTGGCATATGAGTAATGATAAAAGAAAAGTATGGATTTATAGCACAAAAGAACAACTAGAAATGATTTTACCTATTACGCCTTTAATCACATTTAAAGAAAGTATGGCAACCACCTCACAAGATTTGTTTGGGTATGGAGAAATAGGGACTGGCGCAACTCCTAAACTAGATACATGGACATGTGAAAGTTTTTTTCCACATCAAGATAACAGCTATTCTTTTGATGTTTCTAGTGTAAAGTATAATGCTACTTATTATGTTGAGGTTTTTAGTAGATGGATGAAGGAACAACAAATATTACAGTTTCAGTATTATTCAGCTAATGAAAAAATTAATGATTACTATTGCAAGATAATAGGATTTAGTCATGGTGAAAAAAATGGTAATAAGAACATTTACTATATAATGGATTTTCAAGAGCATAAAACCATGAGTGCAACAGGACAATACATTGTTGTCAATAATGATGCTATAATCGCTAGTTATGGAAGTGATACGTATTTTGTAGCCGAAGGGGATACACTTATCACTATCGCAGCAAAAATATTCGGGGATAGTACAAAGTGGGCTTATTTAATGAATTTAAATCAATTACAAAACCCTATTGATCTAACCGTTGGACAGGCTTTGAAGATTTAAGGGGGGCGTAATAATTGAATAATGTTAAATTGAAATTATTAAAATACAATTCTATAACTGAATATTATTTAGAAGATTATTGCACACAAATTAAATTATCAAACAATATAAATCAAATTGCATCGGAATTATCTTTTACAATACCTTATGCAACTTTTTCAGATAATTTATTACCTATAAAAATTGAAATGGGTGACCACATAACACTTGTTTATACTCATATCGAAATTGATACAACAATTTTTTTCGGTATAGTTACAGATACAAAACTAAAGGGGAAGGCTCAAACATTGGAAGTTACATGTTATGACTATACTTGGTGGGTTTGTAAATGTAATATTACTAATAATTTTAACAATATAAGTGTTGGTGATGCATTGAAATACATTTATACAACGATGGGAGCGGTATACGAAGACCCATCAATAGAATTAGAAGATAATGCTAATATAATGATTGGTACACATCTTGTAAAAGATAAACCAGCTAGTAAGGTTATTTATGCAATTTATAATTATATAACTAAAACAAAAAAGAATGTTTATTATTATATGCACGCAACCAATGATGGTGCTACCATTTCAGTCACCGAATGTGATAAATACTTTAGTGGGCTAACAATTAAACCTGCATCAACCGATTTAAACGGTGAAATTGAAGGAAATTTAATCGATTATCAAGTAGACAATAGTATGCAAAATATGGTCACAGAAGTAGATTTTTTTAAAACTACAGGTGAACAATATACCAATATAGGAACAGATGGTATACTCCAAATTCAGACAGGCCGTTACGGTTCAATTATAGAAAATGTTGAAGTCGATGATAATGATACAACTGGTCAACTTGCTTTGGCAGAAGGTCAAAAAATTCTTAATGAAAAAGGAAAGCCGCAAACTGATATAACTGTTACTTGTTTTGGTGATTTGGCTTATAAGGTAGGCTATGGTGTTGTTGCTGAAATACCAAATACAGACTATTACGATATATGTATGTATATAATCGGAAGTGAATGGACTTGGAATAAAGATGGTTCATTTATAAGCAAATTAGAATTATCTCAAAGTAAATATACTAATAATACTGATTGGCTAGACATTGAAACGAAGACAGAAGCATTAAATGATGTATATTCAGGTTCGAATGGAAATTCAGATAGTGCATCTAGTGATTTAGTTAATGAAATAATTGCAGAATTAAAGAAATATTTAGGACTTGCCTATGTTTATGGTGGTAAATCTCCAGCAGATGGCGGTATGGATTGTAGTGGTTATATTGCATACGTGTACAACCAGTTTTCAAGTCAACTAGAGATTACTTCAAATGATGGTGAATTAACAAGTTGCACCTACTATATGATGAATGAAGGAAAAGACGTTACAAGCGATTTCCCGAATAATTTAAGACCATGTGACCTTATTTTCCCTGCACAAGAGCAAGGAGGTCATGTTGTGGCCTATATTGGAAATGGTCAAATAATCGAAGAACCTTCAAGTGGTGAGGTTTGCAGAGTAGTAACAATGAGCGATGATAGCCGTTTTAACAGTGCTTATAAAGTAATAAGAGTTATTCCAGATAGTGCTTGGAGTTCTTCAAGTTCAAATTCAAATAGCAGTACCGGCACAAATAGTGGTTTAGCATCGAGCCAACTTATTGAATTTATAAAAGGATATGAAAAGTTTGTATCTCCGGCAGCCGATGATGGATACGGAACTATTACTATTGGATATGGTGAAACTTTACAATCTAGAGTAGAACAAGGAACTTGCACAGAGGATGAAGCTACAGAATGGTTACAAGATGATGTAAATACCGTTGCAGCCCAAATAAAAAGTGCTTTAGATCAAGCTAATGTATCATTGCCACAGAATCAGTTTGATTGCTTAGTTGATATAGGTTTTAACAATAATATTAATGATTTAATAGGTGGTCTAACATGGGAATCTATTATTAACGGTGAAGATAAGAATACCATTACAGGTCATATTTTGAATTGGAATCATGCCAACGGACAAGTTTCCCCAGGTTTAACTAAAAGATGTGCCGCAAGAGTAATGATGTTCTTTGATGGATCATATGATAGTGACCATTAGAATAACGAGGTGATTTGATGAAATGGGAAGAAAAATTATTCGGTCATATAGAAAATACGGCAGATGATTATATAGACATAAAAGATTTTCTAATAGGTAAAGTCATTTCGCCTGATCCACTTGAAATTGATGCAGGGGGATTACCGCTTTATGAAAATAATTTACACATTAATCCTAGTGTATTAGAAAATACAAGAGGATTTTCACAATTAACTGGAACCATTGGAGATAGTTCGCAAACTATAACTAATGGTTCAATTACTTTTACAAGTGAAATAAATGAAGGTGATTACGTTGTATTACGAGTTTTAAATGATACAACGTATTTTTTATTATGCAAAATAACGGGGGTGTAATTTATGGGGATATTTCCTGATAGTTATGGAAGTAGAAACACAACAACAACAAGTGTTACAACTTCAACAGCACCAGACTTATTAAAAGAATATGCAATTAATTTCGATACTGGCCAAATAGCAGTCGATGAAAATGGAAAATTTACAATTGTAACCGGAATAGATGCTATAGAGGTTAGATGTTGGTTAGCCCTTGATATACAAAGAAATAGATTTATTATTTACCCTTCCGGTATAGGCAACAACTTAAAAAGTCTACTTGGTAAGGGTATTTCTTATACTAATAAAAATATTCAATCTCTTTTGGATGAAGCATTAGTGGACAATGTTTATATTTTATCAGTTACAAATATAAGCGTTGTTCAAACCGATTCAACTGGAACGATTACTTTTACAGTTAATAGCATTTATGGCTCAACAACTCAAACAGCAACTTACTAAAGAAAGAAGGTGAAAATTTGAGTACATTTTTTAAAAGTGCTGAACAATATTATTCAGAAATGACAAGCACATTACAAGATGTTGATACATCGCCACATAGTCTTATATATAATGCTTTGATGCCAACTTGTTATGAGATGGCATATCAAAGCATGATGCTAGATGAAGTGCTAAATATGGTATTTGCTTCAACAGCTTATAAAAATGGATATTCTGATTATTTGAAATTAAGAATAGCGGAAGTTGGACTAACTCCCAAAACTGTCGAAACTGCAACGGGTGTCATTTCGTTAACAGGGACAATGGGATATACCTTGCCAAACGGAACAACTGTAAGTACAAGTACAGGAATAACATTTACAACAGATAGCGCCGCAACTATCGGTTCAGATGGTACGACGTACGTTAATATTACAGCTACCGCAACCGGAATTATTTATAATGTTGATCCAAATACAATAACTGTAATTCCGATTAAATATAGCGGAATTTCTAGCATTACGAATGAAACTGCAACAACTGGTGGAGTCGATGCAGAAACAGACGAGGAACTATACAACAGATATTTAGAGGAACTTCAGAATCCTGCAACAAGCGGAAATAAAGCAGATTATGCGAAATGGAGTGAAAGCATTACAGGGATTTCAAATTGTTTGGTACTGCCTTTGTGGAACGGTGGGGGAACAGTTAAGTTAGTTTTAACAGGCGAAAATAATTCAGTAGTATCAAGCGATTTGTTGACAACTGTTAAAAATACGATTGATCCAGGAAATGGTGATGGAAGCGGACTAGCACCAATCGGAGCAAATGTTACGGTTGTAAGTGTTACACCGGTCACTTTAAATATTAGTTTAAAGCTAACCTATGATACCTCAAATTATACTTTAAGCCAAGTACAATCCAATATAACCACATCATTAACTAATTATTTGAATGATTTAGCAGTTGGAACAACTTCAATAAGCTACAATAAAATTTTAGCTTTAATAATGGATTCTGCGGGAGTTACGGACATAAGTAATTTCACTATAAATAGTGGAACTTCCAATATTGCATTAACCAATACACAAGTGGCTACATTGGGGGCGATAACTTATGCTTAGTAAATATATTCCTCAAAAACTTTATAATGAACCTACATTAAATAAGGTATATTCAGCACAAGAAACCAAATTAACTGAAATTTATAACAATATAACTGATTTAATTAATCAAAAATTCATATCAACTGCAACATGGAATCTATCGGACTATGAAAGTGATTTAGGGATACCAATCGTTGAAACTGATAGTTACGACATTAGAAGGACAAGAATACTAGCCAAGCTAAGAGGTTATGGAACAATAACAAAAGAAATGATTCAAAATGTAGCAGAATCTTTTGAGAATGGTGAAGTTGACATAATACCGGATTATGCTAATTACTCATTTACTGTAAAATTGGTTTGTCTGCTAGGAATACCGCCAAATATAGATGATTTAATGAATGCAATAGAAGAAATAAAGCCTGCACATATGGCGGTTATTTATTTGTATTCTTACTTATTAATCAACGAAGTTGATGGTGTAATGACCATTAACCAATTAGAAGCAACACCATTAAACAAATTCGCAGGAGGTGAATAAATTTGTCAAGTAATACAACTAATTTAAGTTTATATAAAGCCGATCCAGTTGCGGATGGTAATAATACATTTAATATACAAACAATGCTAAATAATAACTGGGATTTAATAGATACAGCAGTTGCAGGAAAGGAACCAGCAATATCAACAAAAAATACAGCTTTTAACCAAAACTTTGAAACATCAACATCAAATATAAAGATGGATGGTACTGCATCAGTTGGAACCTCAAGCAATGTATCGAGGTCAGACCATGTTCATCCAAGTGACACATCAAAAGTAAATATAACAGACTATACAAAAATTATCGGAGCGATGGATGATACAGGAACAGCAAACACTTATGTAATAACACTAGCTAATGCTCCATCAGCGTATGCAGAATATCAAATGTTTAGATTTAAAGCTAAAAACTCAAATACTGGCGCAAGTACATTAAATGTAAATGGACTAGGCACAATAGCATTAGTTAAAGGTGTTAATACTGCTTTGGTCGCAGGGGATATTTTAGCAGGCCAAATTATAACAGTAATTCATGACGGAACAAACCTTCAAATTGTTTCAGCTAATGGGCAAAATTTAATAACGCAACCTATGAGATGGGTAATATAAGAAAAGGAGCGATATAAATATGGCAGTTTTAAACGGAGCAGTAGCAAGTCCAAGGTTAATGAGTGGTAGTGTTTTAACAACAACATCAGGTACAGTTCTTTATACAGCACCATCTTATACATCAAATGTAACGTCACCAAGTGCAACAGCTTATATAAAGGAAATAATACTTGCTAATTATACAGGAAGCGCAACAACCGTAAATGTAGCTGTTGGCGGGGTAGGTATTATCTCTGGATTAACTTTAAAT